GGGATCTTTGCAACATTCCACAGAAGACCCAAGGAATTTTTTATATAGCATGGGCGTTTCTGATATGGACAGAACTAAAATTAATCAATTTATTCAAGGTAGCGATATTGGGCACACGGTATCTGAGGATGATGCCAGACTTAGAAGCGTTGACCCGTATAATATAGCACAAACTGAAAGAGGTCGAGATTTATTTGGCTTTATACCCATGGGATATAAGGGTAGTGTAAGAAAAAATCCTGGGATTGACCCAATGTTAGATATTCAACAATTAAAAGCCCAGATAGACAATATGAAAACTGCTCAGTTTATACCAGGCATGCAACAAGGTGGAGAGGTTATGAATTATCAAAATGGCGGACAAATGAATGATGTTTTGTCCATATTCGGAGAAAAGTCTAAGCAGGGAGACGAAATGCAGAAATTGATGGCAATGGCTGCAATGCAACAAATGCAACGGGCACAACAAGTTCAACAGGCAATCGGTATGCAAGGTGGCGGATACGCAGACGAATACCAGCAAGGTGGAACCGTACAACCACCAATGCCGTCTCCAGAGGCTGGACCGCAGGAAGTTCCAATGTCAGGAGGGGATCAAACATATCACAAGCCAGCAATGGAACAGCTAGATATGGATCAATATGAATATCAATCATACATTAAATATGGTCCAGATATGTACAAGTGGATGGCTCAGAACTACAAACCAAAAACTGAATGGACTGCGTATGACTCTTTAGTTGACGCAGGCACAATTAATCCGTACGAGGTTAGCAAGGACAGTTTGAATGTTATGACCGATGACCAAATGGACGCTCTTCGAGAAAAAATGAATAAGCCTAGTGGAATTGATCGGCTCTTACGATCTATAGGAATGCGAAAGTAAATGGAATTAGATCCAAGGGCTGAATATAATCAGGACTTGTATCGACGCTGGCGTGATGCTAGAGCCGATTGGGACTCTGAAGCTCGTAAAGATGTTGATTTTTATCTTGGGAATCACTTTACTGCTAGCGAATCTGACGAATTAAAAAGCAGGAACCAGGCAGATGTCCCTATGGACAGGATTTCCCCTGCTGTTGAAAAATTAAAAGCGACATTAACATCTAGACCCCCTACCTTCACTATCACTCCGAGGGAAGACTCTGATGTTAAAATATCCAGTATTTGGAGAACTATACTTGGATTTGTATGGGATATCTCTGTTGGAGATGCTCAAATGAAGCAGGCGATACACGACTACGCCATCTCTGGATTGGGATACCTCTATGTGTATATTGATACCGAAGCAGATTTCGGGAGGGGCGATGTCAAGTTTACCAATGTTAATCCATTTAGGGTGTATGTTCCGCCATCTTCGAGAGATCGTTGGTTTGCGGATGCCGAGAGCATCATATTGTCTACGATATTAACAGGCGAGCAGGTTGTCGCCCTTTATCCCGAACTTGGGATAGAGGAAGACCCAGAAACTGGCGAAGAGATAAAGCCTCTGATTAAGAACCTGTCTGCATACAGGGAAGAGGACTATCCAAGTGCAAGAAATAAGAATTCCATGCAGGTGTTTACCCCATCTGAGACTCAATACCTGGATCAGTTTGAATTTCAAAAGTACCAAATTTTAGAAAGATACTATAAGACCAAGGTGCCATTTTACAGGGTACTTGATACTTCCACTGGTCAGGAGTACATCTTTAACGAGGCCGATATCCAGAGGTATATGGAAGAAAGCGCTGATTTGATTGAGAACGGCGTTGTCCAAATTGTAGAGGTTCCCCAAAATAGGGTTAAGGTATGCGCTACGATAGGTGAGATAGTTTTATATGAATCTGTGTTAAATACAGATGTTTATCCTATAGTTCCGTTGCCTAATGTGTGGACGGAAAGCCCATATCCAAAATCGGATGTGTCTAGAGCGAGGCCTATGCAAAGGTTACTAAATAAGGTTTGGTCACTTGCCATATCCCACGCACAGGCGTCCGCAGGGTTAAAACTGCTTGTGCCTCTAGGAAGCGTAGAAGATTTAAACCAGTTAGAAAAGGATTGGGCTAACCCGAATGCGGTTATTGAGGTTGATTCATCTCAAGGAGAACCGCATTTTCCAGCCCCGCAACCATTGGCTGCTGAGTTTTATAGACTTATCCAGCAGTGTGAATTTTACATAGACTTCATTTTTGGATTACCAGAAATGATGCACGGGTTTGCTGAAAAAGCCCCAGAGACAGTGAGGGGAACAGAAAGAATGATGGCCCTGGGTCAGGAAAGACCAAAATCCAAGTTAAGGGACATTGAGTTTAGTATAAACAAACTTGGTAAAGTTTTATATAATTATGCAAAAGGGCATTACACATTTCAGAAAATGTTTAGGATTGCCCAGCCGAACAATAATTTAAAAGAAGCGACTGTCAATCTATATGACGACAAAACAGAGCCGATACTAGATATTGCCAAAGATCGTTATAAGCTTGATCAGCACGACATAAGAATTGAACCTGGCTCTACATTGCCAACAAGCAAGTGGGCAGAACTAGGTGTATACCTAGAGGCCTACCAGATGGGCATTGTAGACAGAATAGAAGTGCTAAAGAAGAATCCAGAGATCTTCGACAAGGAAGGAATCTTATCTAGAATGGATGAAAAACAGCAACTAGTACAACAAATACAAGGTCTAGAAGGCCAGGTGAAAAATTTGCAAGGGGACTTGCAAACTGCCCGAAGGGAATCTGTAAGCGACAGAAAACGAGTTGAAGTTGAAAAAACTAAGACAAGACTTTCTGAGATCGTTTCAGATGCCAAAGCGGATAGAAGGGTTGAATCCAACAAAATGCAAAATAAGGTAAAGCTCGAAGCAGAGAGATTGAGGCGTGAAGCAGATCGTCTCGGTCAGGCTCTGAAAGCGTAGAGATATCTTAGAAGGAGTTTAAGACAAATGTCAAATGAATCCGAGTTAATCAAAAATACTGTCGCCGAACAGGACACATCATTAGAGCAAAAACCGTATCAGGAATCTGCCGCCCAACCAGCGGAGGTTGCTGAAATGGCACCAGATCAAGGAACGGACTGGGAAGGGGAAACAAGAAAGTTTCAATCAATGTACGATAGATCTCAATCAGAGGTTGATCGACTGAAAAAATTGGAGCCTATTGGCGATCTCCTTGAAAGCCGTCCAGACCTAGTTCAGGTGTTGCAAGATAACATTGCGAACCCTAATGGTGGATCAGGGCAACCCGCCCAACTGGACGCAAACGACTTTAACCCTTGGGATGCGGAATTCGAGCCAGGAACGCCGTCTTTTAGACACATTGAAGCAAAACGACAGAAGGACAAGAAAGATATCAGGGATGATGTTATTCGTGAAGTCCGAGGTGAGTTTGCACAGCGTGAGGCCGAAACGCAACAAAGACAATTCCTAAACGCTACCGTTAATGAGCTACGATCTAAATACAGCATGGATGACAGTCAGGTCTCCCAGTTTTTAGAATGGTCGGCGCAGCCAAAAGAGGCGGTGGGGTTAGGAAACCTCGTAAAATTATGGAAAGATGTCCATGGAGCTCCAGCTCGTGGGCAAACATCAATTGATGCTGTGAAGGCAGTGCAACAGGTACCGCAGTCAGCGGGAGTGTTGCAAGGTCAGCCAGCTCAAGTCGTCACTGATGACGATAAAGTGTTTGACCGTGTTCTGTCAGCCTCTAGACAAGGCAGACTCCCATAATATAAGAGGTTATTTTCCAAATTAAGGAGACATAATGGCTTACAAAATAGGTACAATGCTTTCGAGCAATGTAACTGAAGCAGCAACCTCCGCTGGTGTGGGACAAGCGCCTGATCAAAGACGATTATATGATTTCTCTGATCGGGTTGCAGAACTATCACCTGAAGAATCACCATTTTTTGTATACCTTTCTAAGGTAGCAAAAGCAGCTACGGACGATCCAATTTTCCGCTTTCTAGAAAACCGCACAAAGGTTGACTGGTCAAGCAGGAACTTTAGTCTCGCCGCTGCTGTGAATGGCGGTTCTGCGGTTAGTGCTGGAACAGCTTACGCTTTTGTTGTTGATGACGGTTCAGCTAGTATTGACTGGCTGATAAAAGGGATGGTCTTTTCAGTAAATACTGTAGATTCAGCCGCAGGTTGGGCACAAACACTCGTAAGAGTTGATAGTGCCGTTACCGACGCTGGGGCAACATCTACATTTACTGGGAGAATCATCGATGTTTCAAACACAAATGTAAGCGGGTACAATGTTCTTGCTGACGATGATCCCTGCCAAGTAGTTGGTACGGCATTCGCAGAAGGAACAGGATCACCAGACGCCTGGGCTAACGAAATCGAAGATGACTTTGGGTACACCCAAATCTTCAAGACTAGCGCTGAAATGTCGAATACATCTATCGCAACCCGCTATCGTGGATACGCTAGCGAATGGGATAGAATTTGGGCTCTTAAGCTTCGTGAACATAAAGTAGATATTGAGCGTGCAATGCTGTTTGGTCAGCGTGCACGGGTATCTAGCATCCAGTATACTGAAGGTATTGTGGGACACATTGTAAAAAATGCGAACCCAGTCGCTGATGATTCAGCACTTTCGTATTCATCTGGTGCACCCTACTATCGTTCATCGACAGCAGCCGAGCTCACATACGACAGATTCTTAGGCGATCTTGAAGTAATCTTCGATCCAGCTCGTGGCGGTTCCGCAGAGAAATTGGTTCTCGCAAGTCTTCCTGTTGTTACTCAACTGAATAAAGTTGGTAATACAGGATTTCTTGATGTGTCTACAGCTAGCACCCAAGTCCAACTTAATGCTCCTCTGGAGCAGAGAGAAGGAGCATTTGGTCATAAAGTAATGAACCTTGAAACTATTCATGGCGACCTTCACATTGTGAAGGAACCGCTATTCCGTGGCATTGCCAGTGGAATGATGTGCGTAGTTGATATGGGTAAAGTTGCTTACCGACCTCTTGTTGGTAATGGTGTAAACCGTGACACACAAATCGAAACCAATGTTCAAGCCGCAGATGAAGACCTTCGGAAAGATATGATTCTAACCGAAGCTGGTCTGGAAGTTACTCTTCCTGAAGCTCACGCACTCTATAACTTAGAAGGCGTATAGGAGTAGGGAATGAGATCTGCATATATTGAACAGAACAGTGGAGCTGGTGGGTATTTAGCACCATATCAGAGGATAACAGCAGCCGTGACTTTAACAGCAGTAGAAGATAGTGGGAAAGGCTTCTTGCTCGATTCCGCTGGTGGAGCGTATACAATTACGCTACCAACAGCTACGACAGCAGCAGAAGGCACAACCTACAAATTCTGGGTTGAAGAAAACACACCGACAGGGGCAATCACAATTGCCGCTGGAAGTGCAATTATTTTCGGCAAGGTTAACGAAACTGAAGTGGATACTGGCGATGACAGTCCAGGTTCTAGTGCAGCGACTGGAGTATCAAATGTTATTTTGGGTACTTCCGCAATAAAAGGTGACTGGTTAGACTTCACCTTTAGCAATGGAGCTTATTGGATGTTTGGTTCGTCAGCTGCCGATGGTGCAGTTACTACATCATAATCCGTAAGGATTACACCTTTTGGGTAGGTGGGGGATGGTCGTATAAAGGGCCGTCCCCAAAAGCCCTAAGATTTTTAAAAAGTTAAAATGGAGATAAGATGGCTATAAAATGTAAAGTTTTCATTCATGACACAAGCAATTTAGCAAGTGATGATGGTGATGATGATGGAAAGTTAGCAGAAGATGTTCAAGATTATGTGACTTCACATATTGGAACAGCAGATATTACGACTCAACTAAACATATCATCTACAATGATTGATAACGGAAGTCATGTTATGACATTAGTTTTATTAGAAAAAAACTAAGTTAACAATAACTAGGAGACTAATATGCCTAAAGTTGGTAAGAAAAAGTTTCCCTATACAAAGAAGGGGAAACAGGCAGCAAAAAAATATGCCAAGAAAACTGGCAGAAAGGTCAGTAAGAAGAGGTATTAATGGCTACTTTTGAAGCACAAGTAGAGGGACTTACCAGTCTATCTATTGATGGTAGTAGTGCGCCTACTCAAAC